TTTGGTCACGTAGATGCTAAATTGGAAACAATTATGGACCGTGAATATCTTAGATATGAAATTTCTGGTCGTACGGTACTTGACATGTTGGATCTTTACAAGAAGTTCAGATTCATTAATCGTCCAAGTTATAAACTTGGCTATATTGGCCAGGTTGAAATTGGTGAAAGTAAAACCGAGAACAAATACAAGTCGTTCAAAGAACATTATGAACTTGGTTGGAATGACACGGCCGAAGGCCCTGATGGTTTTGTTTCTTATAATATTCAGGACGTAAATCTTCTTGTTAAACTTGAGGACAAACTTGGCCTAATTTATTTGGCTGTAACTCTGGCATATTTGACTAAAGTAAATTACTCGGATGTTTATTCACCTGTGAAAACTTGGGAATCATATATTCTTTCTACTCTATATGAGGAAAATGTATTCTGTCCAATAAAAAAGCATCATTCGTCTGATCACCAAATTGTTGGAGGTTTTGTGAAAGATGTTGTTCCAGGCTTGTATAAGTGGACCGGTGTATTGGATGCTACATCACTATATCCAAGTTTTATTATGTCACTGAATATGTCGCCAGAAACTATTGTTGACATGGTGGATGGAATTTCTATTGATACACTTCTCAACACAGATATTAGTAATGAATCTGATTATGCTCTTGCTGCTAATGGTTCTCGTTATCGAAGAGATATTCGGGGTGTGATGCCACGGCTTACTGAATCTATGTTCGGTAAACGCAAGGCAGCAAAGGATGAAATGCTACGTTTGAAACGTGAATATGAAAAAGTTCATACAGAAATGGTTAAAAGAGGTTTAGCGTAATAGTCATATTATTTTACATTCAACATCTTTTGGTTTAAAATAGTCCTAATAGAGGTAATAAATTATGAATAGTAATTCTAGCGAGTTTTCATCATTGACTGATGAGCAGTTAATGCAGTTAGCTCATAAACTAAAATCCGATTCAGCTAGATTCGGGGTTCTTCAGTTAGCAATTAAAGTGTAAACAACTGCACCTTTATGTGGCGACACATAAAGCAAACCATGTGAATTCGGTGAAACTCCAGAACGGACAATACCGAGCCAAGCCCAGCAATGGGAAGGTGTAACGACTATTCCGAAAGGAAGTACAGACAAGTGTCTGGAAGTGCATGGCATCTCTATGAGATGATGAGATAGTCTGATCTATATGGGAACATATAGCTGGGTCTTCCCGGAGTTAGAATAACAAACTAATTCGAACACATATGCGTTAAACAGCCTCTTTGGTGCTATGGCCAATAAATATTTTCTATTCTTTGATAATCGAATTGCAGAAGGTATTACGACCACCGGCCAATATGCAATTCAAGCAGTATCACGAACAGCAAATGCTTACATGTCTAAAATCTGTAAGAAGGAAATGGATTATGTTGTCTATAATGATACCGATAGTTGCGTCGGGTCTAGTCTTGTCTATGTAAACGACAAACAGATCCCAATCGAAAAATTATATGATATGTTTTCAGATTATACTAAATATGATCCAGAAAATCAAAATTTTGTTAAACCTACTGTTGGCATTACTACGAAATCATTCAATACAGAAAAAGAACAAATAGAAACAAAACAAATAAAATATGTTATGAAACATAAGGTTAAAAAAGAAATGTTTCGTATTACTTCGGAAGATGGAAATTCCGTTGTAGTTACAGGTGATCACTCAGTTATCGTTCGTAGAAATAATGCTTATACTTCTATTAAACCAAAATATATAGTTGAAGATGACATTATAATTACGGCGCAATTAAAATAAAAACTTTACAAAATGGTGAGAATCTGATTATAAGAAAGATAAACTTTCTACAATTTTAAAATGTACGGACAAAATAAATGAATTATATAACAGGAAAATGCAAAGTTGAATCTCTTGGTATTCAAGAATTAGATGTATATGATATTGAAGTAGAAGACAATCATAATTTCTTTGCAAATAATATTCTGATCCACAATTCTCTCTGTGTCTGTTTTGATAATCTAGTTAAACTTTCACCTAAGAAAATGGACGACAATGCCTCAGCCGATTATATTCTTAAATTTATTAAGGATTTCCTTGGTAAGGAATTAAACAAATCTACTGAGGCTATATCGGCTCGGCTAAATTTTTATGAAAACAAACTTTACTTCAAACCAGAAGCTATTTCTTCAACTACTGTGGTTCTCGCCAAAAAGAGAAACTGTCAGAAAGTCATTGATAATGAAGGTGTTAGATATGCAGAACCAGAATACAAAATTACTGGTATTGAAACTAACAGATCATCAACACCAGACTTAGTTCGTGAATGGCTTACTAAGGCAATTCAGATTATTTTAGATACAACCGACCGAGATACTCTGTTAGCATATGTAGATGAATGTCACAAAAACTTCCATTCATATTCTGTAGAGGAAATTTCATTCCCCCGTGGTGTGAATAATATGAAAGAATATTCCGATGTAAATGCAATTTATGCAAAGGGTTGTCCAATTGCAGTCCGAGCTGCTCTTTTATATAACAACCAGATCACAAAGTTGAATCTGACAAATAAGTATGAATTAATTAAAGAGGGTGACAAAATCAAATATGTAGCACTCATCGAACCCAATACACTTCGGGAAAATATTATCGGATTCACGGACAAACTACCAGAAGAGTTTAATCTTCATCGGTACGTTGATTATGAGACTCAATTTTCCAAGGCTTTTTTAGATCCATTAGTAAAAATAATGGATGCTCTGAACTGGAAGTTAGAGGAAGAGAACAGCTTAGATTCATTCTTTTGATTAAGGAATATGATATGAATATAGTTTTATGACTCAAACACAAAAAATTCTCTTCATGGAAGTATTGGAACTTTTGCATGAAAGAAGAATGCTTACAAAAGATCTTTATGTGCTAAGACTTGGCACCCCAGCAATTTAACTAAGGAAACTAAAATGGCTACTAATTCATTAATGAAAAAATTATTAAAATCTACTAAGATTAAAGACGCAGCAATTTTTTCTGATTCAATTCTGTTCAATGAGAAAGAAATTATTCAAACCGAGGTGCCAGCAATCAATATTGCTTTATCGGGAGATGTGGATGGTGGACTGCGCCCAGGTCTTACTAGTATTGCTGGTTTTAGTAGGCACTTTAAAACTAGTTACGCCCTACTGATGGCCTCGGCATATCTCAAAAAGCATGAAGATGCTACTTTGCTTTATTATGATTCGGAATACGGAGGAGAAACAATGCTTAAGTCTTTTAACATTGATCCAACTCGTGTTCTGCATATTCCAATTATGAATATTGAAGAATTTAAATTCGATATTATGCAAAAATTGGATAATGGGAACGAAGATGGTATTAAACGTGGTGATAAAGTTTTTATTTTAGTCGACTCTATTGGAAATTTAGCATCAGTGCGCGAGGCAAAAAATGCAGTAGAAGAAAACTCTGCTCAGGACATGACGAGGGCAAAAGAATTAAAATCAGTTTGGAGACTTATCACACCTCATTTATTGACAAAGAATATTCCCATGGTCGTGGTCCAGCACGTATATGAAGAAATGAAAATGTTTGGGAAAACTATTATGAGCGGCGGCCAAGGTGGTTTGCTTTCTTCCGATAATGTTTGGATTATTGGTAGATCTCAAGATAAAGAAGGAACAGAATTATTGGGGTACAATTTTACTATCAACGTAGAAAAATCTCGGTATGTAAAAGAAAAATCAAAAATACCAATTACTGTTAGATTTGATGGCGGCATTTCTAAGTACACAGCAATTTTAGATATGGCGCTGCTCGCAGGAGAAGTAATAAAGCCCAAAAATGCTTGGTACCAATTGGTAGATAAATCAACCGGTGAACTTATTGGTAAAGCCGTAAGAGAAAAAGATACTCAGTCCGAAGAATTTCTTGGTGTGGTATTAAAACGAGATTCATTTAAAACGTGGGTTCGAGAAAAATATCAACTGGGTGCAATGCAAGGCTTACAAGAAGCAGAAGAAGAACTAGCAGCCGAATAAGATTGTACTTCCTGGGCCGGTATGTTATAATATAACATACCGGCCCTTATTAGCTTTAATACATGAAACCAGAACAATTAATCTTTTCTCAATTACTCTCTAATGAAGAATACGTAAGAAAAACGTTTCCGCACATCAAGGAAGAGTATTTTTCGTCCCCCGAGGATAAGAATCTATTTAAAATCTATACTCGGTATTTTCAGAAATACAACAAAATACCAAGCAAACAAGCAATGAGAATTGAGATTGAGAATCTCAAAGGATCAAAGTCGGTATATGATGCACTTATAAGTGTATTAGATTCTACAGAGGAATTTAAAGAAGATTTAGAATATCTGGTAGAAGAAACAGAGAAATTCTGTAAACAGCGAGCAATTTTTAATGCACTGAGAGAATCAGTTCTTATTGTAGACGGGCAGGATAAGAATAAGACTACAGATGCTATTCCTTCTATACTGCAAGAAGCACTTTCAATCTGCTTTAATACTTCGGTTGGACACGATTATATCGAAGAAGCAGATGCACGTTATGATTACTATCATTTGAATGAAGCAAGAATCCCGACTGGGTTTAAAATCTTTGATGAGATTACACGAGGTGGATTTCCTCGTAAAACTTTAAATGTTCTATTGGCGCCACCTCACGGCGGCAAATCTTTAATCATGACCAACTTTGCCGCAGGCGCACTTACCGCTGGCTATAATGTGCTGTATATAACGATGGAGATGGCCGAGTTTGAAATTGCCAAACGGATTGATGTTAACCTAATGAATATTGATTTTGATACGCTTGAGTCGATTTCTAAGCCGGTGTTTGATAACAAATTCTCTCAGGTAATTACTTCATCAAAGGGTAAACTTCGCATTAAAGAATATCCAACCGAAGGTGCGCATGCTGGACACTTCAGGGCTCTACTTGAAGAATATAAGACAAAACAAAACTTTGTCCCAGATTTAGTGATTGTTGACTATATGTCGATTTGTTTATCTGAACGACAAAAAGCAGGATCCGGAGCAAATTCTTATACTATTGTAAAAAGTATTGGCGCTGAACTTCGAGCGCTGGCTATTGTCAATAATTTTGCATGTATTTCTGCTATTCAGACAAACAGAGCAGGGATTTCAAACAGTGATGTTGGGATGGAAAATGTTTCAGAAAGTATTGGTGTAGCGGCTATAGCAGATTGGCTTTGCGCAATTATCAATACAGATGAACTCAAGCAACTTAAACAGATTATGTGTAAGCAGATTAAAAATAGGTATCGAAATGTAGATGAACCAAATAAGTTTCTCGTTGGAGTTGATTATGGCAAAATGCGCTTGTTTGAATTAGAAGAAAATAATTCTAAAGTAAAACCACAGACACAACTTATGAAGAAACCTCCAAGGATCGAGACGGCCAACGACACATTATCTGATGGTGGTGATATGTTTAATTTAGATGTACTACATTCTATTAAACCAGTTAAACAAGGATTTGAAAATTTCAACTTCGATTAAATACTTAAATAATTCTACAAACAAATGTTCAAGGGCTTAAAATGCGCATTGCGTTCTATATTGCTAAAAATGGCAACAAAACAGATAAATTCATATCAGCAGTAACACATTCTAAATATTCACATTGTGAGCTTATATTTTCATCGGGTGAATTCGGTTCTGCATCGAAAAGAGATGGTGGTATCCGGCTCAAATACATAGATCAAAATTCCCATTGGGATATTTTTGATCTCAAAAACGAAGATGGAACCGAAATTACGGCAAAACAAGAAAAAAATATATATTATTGGTTTTTAATTAATGATGGCCAAAAATATGACTGGCCGGGTGCAGTTATGTCGTTCTTTGGTATTGATTTTACTTCAGAAAATCAGAAATTCTGTTCATATCTATGTGCAGATATGTTAGGCATTGATCCTATTGTTACTCCGCAAAAATTATATGAAAATCTAATTGAAAAGAAAATGATCTAAAATGGCAGATTTGAATGCTCTTGCAGAACTTATCCGCAAGGGTAAAGAGGATAAACTAAAAAGAGAAGTTCAAGAACAAGAACGGAAAAGACCGAATTTACTCCTCTTCTTGGTGAATTATTTAGTACTGTATCTAAAGCGAAAGTAGTTGAACAAAAACGGCAAAACGTAGTTTCAAAAGTAGATGAACTTGAAGCTAAAATTATCACTCAAGACGAAGTTACAGAATTAGTATCAGAAAAACTTGATCTACTTGCAAATACATCCGAAAAGAAATTAGTACAAATCGTACAACGACTTCAAGATGATATTACTAAGCTTAAAAAACAGATCTCAACAAAAACCACGACGAATGTTTTTGCGGGGGCAGGATCAGGCGAAGTAAGAGTGTTGCGAATGGATGATGTAGACAAGTCTGGCTTAGCAGATGGTGCCGTGATGACTTACTCTGCTACATTAAATAAATTAGTGTTTACTATGCCAAATTCGGCCGGATCCACAACAATTACAGATGAAGAAATGCCATACGCTAAGAGAATTGATTTTATTACCGACAATGAGCTTTATAAAGCCGAAGCGGCTGTGGGTTCAGCAGAATCAAGTCCAGTATGGAGAATACGAAAAGTAATTATTGCTGGAGATAATGATGTTTCTGAAACTTGGGCCAATGGCACATCTACATATGATAAAGTCTGGGTTGATAGACTTTCTTACTCTTACCTGTGAAAATTTTAAAATGTACTTATCATCAAAAAATGCCTGGTCGACATTGTCTAAGCTTACTTGGGACACAGATTTGACATCTTCTAGATTTATTTTAGCTATCGCAGAATTGATCTGGGCATTAGAATTATTTTGGCCCGGCAATACTCTGGATTTAAAATATTCGTCTGTCAATTTTGTTGGTATTGTGCCAGAAATATTGTGGGCCCTTATTTTCTTATCATTTGGTGTAATCCAGTTATATATTATAACTTACAGTATTATACATACAAAGTTTAGTAAATTTTTTGCATTTGCAGATGCTTTTGTTTGGACATATTTTGTTCTTTCTATATTAATACAAACATACCCGCCGGTGGCGGCCATGGCCAGTAGCATTACACTAGTTATAGTAGCAAATTGGATTTGGGCCAGGCCTTATATTTTAGCAGAGGGACTTTATCGTGCCGGAATTAGAAGAAAAACTTAGATTTAAAAGAAGTACGGATTTTAAAGAAGATGGTTCATTACCCGGAATTCAAGATGCATGGGTATTAGCCGATCACGCACACAGAAGAATTGATGATTTAAAAATAGATCATGAGTTAGTAAAACGTGCATTTATCAAAGATGATCTTGGTACACCCGATTTTGATGGTCACAGAAAATCTCACAAAGCAATCAATGATTCTCAAGCATTGGTACAAGACTATAAAATATCAATGACCAAAGATGTGCTTAAGTGGGTGGTGTCTTTTATACTTGGAGCACTGCTTGTCGGTTTAACTTCATATTTCCGTGGACCATGAATTGTTTAGACTATGCACTCACAAAATGGGTGGAAGAAGGTGGCGGCCTTCTTTTTGTATCATCTGACCACTGGTGTATCCCACATGTTCAACACCGTGATGATTATGGTATTGTAACAGAGTATAAGCCACCGGGCAAGCTTAAAGCACCTTGGTATTCATTGTTCGGTTTTTCTGGAAATATTAGAAAAGTTGAACATGGTGAGCGCCGTAGGCCGCAAAAGATACTATGTCTATTCGTTGGTACGTGCATATTATTTGTTCTTGGTGGAATTTGGCTAATAAATAGAATATATGATTATCTCAAAAAGAAATTTGTTTTAATGTTGAAGTAAAAAGGATATATTATGGGTATACAAATTACGGATGCAGAATCTGCACCAGCTATAGTTTATGATCGGGTTCATGTCACCAAATTAGAAATTTTACAACCTACTTTTCTAGATGATACGGCAACTGCTGTCTATCAGGTAATCATCAATTTCAGATATTATGGTGTTGTGAATGGTGTTAGATTTTATAAAGTTGAAGAACCAAACCGGGTTGCTATTGATGATTTCATTTCTACAGCTATGATCAAAGCCGGTGCAGGTGATATGACTCTTATAACAGCACTACAAAACATTGAGGCAGCTACTGCTTCTATTATTGGTGATCAAACTTCTAGAGTAACCAGCATAGTTTAATGATAAGAGATTGTATCGGCTGCGTGGCCTGCTGTTATAATACGAAAATAGCGGAGTTAAATAAGCCAGAACGCGTTATGTGCAATAACTGTGATGGTCATGGTTGTTCTATATATGAAGATCGGCCAGCACCTTGTGTAAATTTTAATTGTGCGTGGATGCAAGGTGAATTGTTTGATAACTGCCGGCCGGCCGAAACCGGCGTCATGGTTGAAAATTTTGGTAGTTTTAGATTTGTTATGTGTGATGGTGACGAATGGAAAAATATGACAAATGTCTGGGAAGTTTATGTACGAAAAAACATACCAGTTGTCATCGTAACCAAAACTAATAAAATTGTATTGAAACCAGCCGAAATGAATCCAGAATATGTTATGAATCTAATAAAAGAGGCTCAAAGTGGCAGTAACGACAGATACTTATTTGTTTTCGATGAGACCAAAGATCTTATTATCTGATGGAGTCATAAATCGAACTGGTGTATATCCAGAATCTATAAATGTTTTTGTCGCAGGCGGATCTGTAAAATTAACAATTATTGATGACACCATACTTACTACTCCAACTTGGCAAGATTCCGGGTCGCTTACTCAATTTGACACTGCAGCCACTGGATATGCTGGCGGCACAAAATTTAAAACTTTTTACGTTGGCCCTGGAGCTACAACGATTAATCTTGAAAATTTCTATGAAACGAATGACGAAGGATACCACGTTTTAGCTGATGCCACAGATACTTATAGATTTACTTTAGTAGCAACTAAACTTGATGGTACATCTGTAACGGTTATGGCTAATCTTAATTACAAAGAATTGATATAATTCCATGTGGTTATATTTCGGAAATCAGTGGGAATTAAACCATAAAGTAACTTTTGATGGTATCAATAAACTGATTACCGTTGGTGCAAATGTCTTCAGTATATCAGTTAAAGTAGATATCTATTCTGCATGGAAAGAATGGGTCCAATTATATGATTATTCCAAGTTTGATCCAGCAATAAGAGTTACTGGTGGTGATCCAATTGGTGGTGGTCAGTACTCTGGCGACCTTTACTTTACTATCAACGGCTGGAGAATTTTAATTGATCATTCTTGCAACATAGATGGTACAATATACTCAGATGACTATCCATCCCCGTTTGTTCAAGTATCTGGTACGAACATCGTTACCAATAAGGTATCGGCTCTTGTATCTGTAGTCGCACCTCAAGTTACAATTGATGGTATCACAGTACCAACTGCTCTTGAAAACGCCGCGGCAACTTGGAGTTCCCCTTCTAGAACTCTAACCGAAGCTCCTGCTTATTCTGGACCTACAGCGATACAGATCAGAGAAGAAATAGATGTTAATTCATTGAAACTTGCCCAGATAAAAGCTATTGTAGAATCTATGGATATTCCAACATCGGCTCAAAATGCTGCTGCAGTGTGGACTGCTCCTGTATCTACTATGACAGATAAGACTACTATTGGTGGTTATATTGCAAAACTTGTGATGACGATTCCAAAATTCTTAGGACTAAAATAAGTGGGAATTCAACAATCTTATGATGGGTCTTCACAAGAGGTAACAGAATTTCTTCCATTCTCTGTTACTTGGGAATCACCATTTACTATTACTTCTATTGAAATTTCCGAAGAAGTTCAGGGCCTTGTGTTTATATATGATAATACTACACTGACAGCATCCGGGATTATATCTGATGTTTTTCCAAGAACATTAGATTATATAGAAACTTCGGGTATTCTAAAGACAGTTTTAAGATTCGTTGATCTTCCAAACGATTACAATGCTTTGGTTAAGTATGTTCCACCTTCCGAACAATTTTCATATGTCTATATAACTGTGGACTATTATGACGAATTACTTTTTGAAGATAAATTTATCATACATGAGCTTGTAATTAGATATAATTTTGCTGCTTCTAATTCTGCACTCAAAGTTGCTGTAGCCGAAGGGATGTTCTGATGCCCGCAATAACCCGAGTAGGCGTAGATGTTTCTGCTGGACATTGTTTCCCACCAAGACCACCAAGTTCAGCAGCACAAGGAACAGTATTTGTGAATAGCATTTTAGCAACTGTTGTGGGGGCAGGATATCCTGCTCACACCTGCGGTACTTCTACACACGACGGTAATGCCTCTTCCGGCTCTTCTACAGTTTTCATAGAAGGAAAGCCGGTACACAGAATCGGAGATGATATTAGTTGTGGTGATATTTCTGCATCAGGTTCTAGAGATGTTTTTGCTGGCGGCTAAATTATCTAATTAAATATAAACATACTTCTTAGAATAAAAAATAAAATGGCTAAATGGGTAAAAAATACAGTCTTAGATGATGGGATTAACGTGATTAAGAATACATGCACAAAAATGTTCTTGATTAGCGCCTATACTGCTGGAGATGCCGATGGCGTTGTTTTGAGTAATGCTCTAAATACAGCAGTAGTAATGGCCCCGGGGGATTTTACGGTAACCTCATCTGCCAATAACAGAACATTAACCGTTGTGGGTGGAAAGACTTCCACTGCTTCCGCTTCGGCGGCATCGCCAGATCTACACATTGCATTCATGACGGCTGCTGATGTTGTTTTGTGGGTAACTGATGAAACATCTAATCAAGCTATTATATCTGGAAACCCATTAATATTTCCGTCAATTATATATACAAGTTATCAACCTACTTAATGAGAATAAAATGACCTTATTGCAAGAAATTATAGTAAAATGTTCGCCAGAGATTTTGGCAACACACGACACGCAGGCAATTACTGATGCGTTTAACGTAGGCCGTACCAAAGTAGCAACCAAGCTCGGTGGTATTGGACTGGTGCTGGAGGCGCTTGGCCCGGTAGACGGTGCTGCGCTGCTTGATGGCCTGCAAGCCATGACCACCACAGTACCGGCCCTTAAATGGGCTTGGTACTTGATCGAGCGGGGTGAGCTTGATTTTGGGTCACCTGCTACACGCGGAATGATTGACACGCTGGTCACCCAAGGTGCCATTGCTGAGCCTCTTGGTTCGGCTCTAAAGGCAACGGCAGAAGTACCTGACCCGATCGACGAGCTGACTATCCGCAAGACCGTGCTGGCTGATGATGGCACTTGGAGTATCTAATGACTACGACAACCTTAACCAAATCTGTCGTCACGCTGATTGCAGCAGGGACAAGCAATGCGATCAACGGCACGACTCGTGGCACCGCAGACATGCGCACCAGCATTGGTGGCCTGCTGACAATCAAGCTTACCAACGGCGCAACTGGCCCAACCGCGCAAGCAGTAGCCAATATCCTGATTTCACATAATACTGGTGCTACACCCGCAGCTGCAAGCAAAGGTACTGACTGGAAAACAGTCTATCAAGTTGGCAACGGCATATTAGCAAACACCATTAGCGAGTGGACTTATAACGTACCTGCTGGCGCGATGCACATCGAGGTGGAGATTACGGGTAACACTGGCCAAGCAGTAACGTGTGAAGCCTTCTTGAGCCGTCTTGACTCTGCTGCGAGTGTGTAATGGCCTTCGTTACACGCAAAATTACCCGGACTAGCCAGCCGCAGGAGCTGGTGGGGATTGACTGGAGTAATCCGCTGACAGCTGGGTTGGTTTTTGCCACCGACGAGCCTAGCCGGTTAAGAGACAGCGTTTCTGGTGTATTTCCTTCGGCAACTGTGGGTGGCATTGGCAGTGCCGTTACAAAATATGGCAAAGCTATTGACTTTTCTTCAGACGTCTTTAGTTATGGTAACGTTGACTTGCTTGCAGGGGTAACTAATGCAACATTTCAAATAATTGAAATACCGAATAGTACCGCACAAGCTGCTGGCATTGTTAATAAACGACTTGCACACAATAACAATAATAGTTACTCGATTGGCTATAACTATGTATCAAATCAATTTACGGTAGAAATTGGCAGCAGTTTAGGTACACAATC